TCCCATGATAAAGGTTTCCTTTTCAGTCACCAGTCCCCATGGAGACATACGCTTCTTCAGTTTCTCTCCAAGAACACGATCAATACGACGTACCAAATACGGCATATCATAAAGCTCACTGTTCCATCCAGTTACAACTTCGGGACAATTCTCTTCAATCATCCACCAATTAATAAAATCAGTTAGTAATTCATATTCTGTCTTAAATCCTTTATAGGTAACATTCTGCTGCTTATTATCAAAAGAACCTTTACCCCAAGTGCGAATTTGTTTTGTGGCATAATCCTGCACGGTAATAAGAAGAACTTCTTCCGCAGCAGATTCTACATCAGGGAATCCATTCTCTGATGCAACCTCGATATCAATTGTTGATATCTTAATCTTGTTAGTATCAAACTTGATTTCTTCCTCAGGATACTTGTCAGAAATATATTGATAAATGTATCTATCATTTCCGCAAATACTAAAGTTCTCAACACCCTCATACTTTTTAATAAAGTCACGACAATCCCTCACAGATCCGGGTTGAATTTCTTCAACATACTCACCAGTGAGAGTTTTGTATTTTGTTTTTCTATTTGAAGGCACAAAAAGAGTCGGGTTAAACCTCTCCCTAGTCATGAAATGTTTACCATTTTCATGACCACGGACCAAAAAGTGGTCCCCGACCATCTGAACATTAGTATAAAAACGCATTAGGAAGTCAACTCAAGATACTTATCAATAATTTTGCCGGTTGGTTCCACAAAAGTTAGAACATCATCAGATCTCATCATAACATCAGTTTGATTTGTGAAATCTAACCATTTAGTCAATTCACCACTACTCTGATTTAAGAGGTATGGGTTAATTATACGACAATCTGGTGCCCCAATATCTGCCATTATTTCCTCAACCTCTGCAATCAATACTTGATTATTCTTCAACAGAAGACATTGAATGTTCTTTTCCATTTAATTTTTCCTCATACATTTCTATAAGACTATCTAGTGGTTCTACAATAGTGACAATCCAATCTGGTCGAATAGGAATTTTAGTGTCTTTTGTTAGAATGATCCATGGTGACATACTAACTTCAAGTTCTCTACTTGATTGATCACTATCTTCAGTTAAAAATATTGATGCTCTCTCCTGAACAATATGTGGATTTTCAAAAAGATAACCACACACAGTATCATCAGAAACCAATTCTTTTAATTCCGAGATTACTGTTTCACCAGATTTTAAAATAGCAAGTTTTACCGACATAGTAATGTTATTCTCCAATATATTATAGCAATAAAAAAGAGGGGAGTCAACTGGATTGTGCCAGTATCCCCTCTGTCATGCGACGACTTTTTATTTATAAGTCAGTTTTTTGGAGTCATTTTATATGCTCCGAAAGTTGCTCCGCCAAGCATGGCGATGATTGCTAAAATTTCCATAGTTGAGTATTATTACCTATTGGACTTGTATTTAGTCAGGAAGTATTACATGACCACATCCGCGTGATTGCTATCAACGAAAAGAGTAATTACTATCCCCATTAATGCAGTCGTTTCTGTAAAGTTCATAGATCCCCCTAAACTATTACATTATTATATAGAAAACTGTATCACCCTGATACAGTTTTTGTAGCAACGACAACTGAATTATAAATTAATTGTTAGTATTTACAAATAATCTTTACGAGCATGATGTTCTGGAACTATCTTTCCCAAGGTAATGGTGAGTAACCCGTCCTCAAAGACGACTTCCTTAACTTCTGTGTCGTCGGATAGAGTCCATGCTCGTTTAAAACTTCTGCTAGCCACTCCCTTGTGGATAAATGTCCTGTCCGATTCTGTGTCCTCTTTTTGTCCTTCGACAAAAAGTTTTCCATACTCTGTGAACGCATACACTTCCCCTTTCTTAAACCCTGCTAGTGCTATTTCCAATTTTGATTCAACATTATTTATTTGTATCAAGTTATACGGTGGGTAATTCTTTGATGTTTCGTGCAGATTAAATAGACGATCAAAATATTGATCCATTCCAATAGAATTGCGCGTAATCTTCTCCATTAATTCAGGAAGATCCGCAGCAGCATACCTTGTTAGGTTAGTCATTATTGTAGCTCCTTAAATAAGCGAGTTTGTGTTTTGTGGACCCCGAAGGCATCCATAAGTATATATTAACACAAGACATAAAAAAGGAGGGTCGGAAACCCTCACTTTTTATTACGGGTATTACGGGGTGAAAACTAACAAGAGTTTTTCGTCTTGAATACCAACTAATTTTATGAGTATTGAGGGGTGAAAACTAACAAGAGTTTTTCTTCTTGAATACTAACTAAAAGATTTGAAGATGGTTGAGTATTTCTGGGTGAATGCTAACAAGAGTATTAAGGGGTGAATACTAACGGAGACCATCCTCAACAATCATTTCACGAAGCACATACCATATTTCTTGAGTTTTTTTATCTACTACAGATCTTTCCGTTTTAAAGAAATTGTATTCAGTATCATCAGCACCAATAGACAAAGATTTTCCTTCAAAATTAGAAACTCCTGGTCTCATATGCTGCTTATAATTAGATGATGCTACTCCCTGTTTTTCATGGAATGGTTTGCATCCAAAATAGTTTTCTTTACACCACTTCCAAAGCACATTCATTTTTTTGCCTTCATACTTATGCCCAGGAGGAAATCCCCTCTTACGGAGTTCTCCATTAGGACAAAGAATAGATGCTACTATAGTGTAAAGACGACTTACTGATTGAATTGCATTCAGTTCTCCACTCTTACTCTTACTCTTACTATAATAAAGTCCGGATGCATGCATCAACTCTTCTCCAGTAAAAGTAGAAACTGAATCCAAATCAAAGATACCATCTCCCATCAAACGACTAGCAAGTTCATACTTTTGATTTTTAATAAATTGAGTTACTGCATCATCGTCACCATAATCATAATAATCATCAAAACCATAACCTTGTGTTCTGGCAATATTAAGATCTAGATTACATTCTTGTACAAAATCAAACTTATGTTGATTTTGTTCTTGATATTCTTCTTGAGTGATTGGTTTAAATTTTTTTAATCTCTTAAATGCTTCTTTATCCCTTTTTAAAAATTTGGCAATTGATCGAATATCTGCTTCATCAGTAGATATTCCATACTCATCCATAAAAGTTTTATTAGTTTTACGATGCTTTGGATCGTATCCCGCAAGTTTCCTTACAATAGGCGTTTTCTTTTGTGGAAATAGAAGTATTGTAATTTGACGTTCTTCTGCATTCTCATACAGTGTAACCAATTCGTGGATAAAAAATGCATGAGCAAGACTCAATCCACCCTCTACTCTTTCACGAAGGTGAGCATCTTCAATTACAATAACATCTCCAACTTCAAGTCCGTCAATATCAAGATTAATCAGACATTCTTGAGGTAGTTTTAAATGAGCAATGTCTCTATTACTATCATAGATGTGGACTTTTCCTTGACCAACGTCTGCTGTAAACAAATTCATTTTTTTAATAAGTAGGGTAAACAATTAAGTAATACTGAAAACCAACTGGGGGTTTTAGTTTCTTCGGTAAGTATTATGTCTTGAATACTAACAAGAGTATTACACAGTGAATACTAATTGACCCGAAGACTGATATTATAAAACTAATTCAGTCTTCTGTCAACCTGTCTGGTGAGTATTAAGGGTTGAAAACTAACAAGAGTTTTTCTGCCTGAATACTGACTTATTCAGACCCAAGTATTATAGAGCATAAAAAAGGGGGCGTCAAGCCCCCAGTTTCATTCGGTTTCTTCTGTACGCTTCTTCTTAGATCCAATATTATATTTGGTCTCAAGAATCCATTCTCCCTTGTCTTTATAAGAAAGAACCTTAATTTGATTTAGTGGAGCAATATCCTGAATCAAATCAATATTCACAATTTCTACAAGTCCCCAGTCGGCAAGTAACTGTACAATACGATTGCGTCTCTGAATATCGTTTAAAGTTAGATTGGCGTGCTTACCGTCCAGTGCAAATAGTTCCTTAAAATGAACCAGATAGTATCTACCTTGTTTATGAAGAATATGGCAAGACTGATAAATCTTTTTTTCTTTTCGTGATGCCACACCAATGCGTGTCAGCGTCTCACGAACCTTGAGAAAGTCATCTGGTTCTCCCAAAATCACTTCTACCATTTGGTCGGGTGACCACCTAACT